AGCTACATTAATAGCCGTTGGTAATGGTGATGTAATAGATAATCCTGTTGGTTCTGAGAGGCTAGTAATATCTAACGAAGGAAGACTTAAACTTAAATTAATAGCACTTGGAACAGACTCACTAAATGAGAATGTTGGGAGAGTCTCAGAAAAACTAAAACTTGGTAAAGATTGAGATGTTGAGAAAGTAAAGTTAGGAGTGGGAATAGTAATTGTAGCCCCACTTGTATCTTTAGTCAAATCTATTGCTTCAAAATTAGTTCTAAAAAGAGATAAAAGCCCTGTACTCGCAGTGGTAATTTCCTTTATTTCATCTTCACATTTACTCCTATAAGACTGAACGAGTCTCAATGCATCTAAAGATGCTGCGTATAACAATGCAATATTCTCATATTCAACCAATATCCAAGTATCTGTATTGGCATCTACTACTGGAGGTGCTGAATAAACAACCACTCCTTTATCACCCTCTTCTGAGTCTACAGTAATGGTATTTCCATCAAGGTCAGTATAAGCGTGTTGAAAAGCATTACCACTTCCAACATGAGCATTATAGTCAGGGTCGGGTTTAATATAAATCTTTCCAGATAATTTATAGAACTTTGGAAACATCTCGGTAGCCCTAAGAAGACTATTGCCTTCATCAAAGATATGTATACTCTTATCTGGTGCTTCAGCACACACTCTTTTCTTACCATTGTCATAACGATAAACTGCTAATATTTTATCATAAGCCACAGGAGAACCATTACCTATAAGAGATGCACCCGTTGAATCAAAACCGTCTATCTCTACTTCATCAGCAACAGTCCATAGGAACTTTTCAGGTAACGCACTAAGAATAAACTTAGCACCTGCATTAATATGCTCTACTAAATATCTAGCCTTAGTATTATGACCAGTAAAATTATTTACTTTTTCCCAAAGTTTCATTTAAGTCCTCACAAGACGGCGCAGCTTCCAACCGGAGAAAGGAGGGTTAAAAGCGGAAGGAAGCCTTGCCATCTATTATTAGTTTAGATTATTTCCAAACTGCGTGTGCTTCAGGCATTTGCCACTCGAAACCAGCTTCAGTTAGAATCATATCTACTCTTTTATCAATACCAGAATTCTCTAGTGATTGAACTCCTGCGTAGATAGCGGTATCACGATTCACACCATTACCGACCAATGGACGATATTTGACATGATTCATGTTAATACCAAGAATCTTAACTGCTGAGCCATCAAGAGCAATACATCTAGAAAGATTCATGTCGCCATAGACAGTACTAACAGTACTAACATCTAAGCCCATAACTTTCTTTCTTCCTGTAACTGCAAGGTCTGCACGAAACTGGTCATCAATGCCGATATTCTGTTTAAAATATCCACCTAGTTTATGAATCCAGTTATACACATCCGTGCTACAGAAGTAGACAGTTGCTTTTGATTGGTTGTAACGAGGGTCAACATACTTAGACATATCATCAAGGAAACTATCAACAGTTTTTGATGTATTCCAAGAGAAGATGTTTCCATACTTCAAGATATAATCAACTGCACCTTGTGTGTGACCTACACCTGCGGCATCTTCAACCTGCGAACCAAAAAGTCCAGCATATTCAATTTCCCACTTGTGTTCAATCAACTTATCACGCCATACACGCGCCCATTCGTTAGGCTCGTATTTGAGTGCTGTTGCTCTTGCAGTATTGGTCATACCAAATTCAGACCTAAAAATCTGAGTTTGTCCATAACCTGTACTATATGGATTATCTTTCCATGATTTTCCAAGTAAGCTACTACCTTCTTCGTAAGAAGTACCAGCGACATAAGAACGCATAGCCTCTAATTGAGTAGCGATGTCTTTGTCGTAAGCATCAGTTAGAGGTGCGTTACTCGCATATGAGCAATACTCTCCACTTGCAGCTCTTACAACCTCACCAGTAACAAGTTTAACTTGCATACTATTCTTAGTTACTTCTGCGCCAACAGAGGAAACTTTAACTAGTGCATAATCACTAATCGCAGTTCCACCACCAGCAGTTGCAGAGAGATTAATTCTAAGAATTTGGTTAGGCATTAGGAATTCAGGTGCTGTTCCTGCCGCACCTATCGCAATAGCTCCGTTCGCTTGACCGGAGATGTTTTGTAAATTACCAGCGGACTTATAATCAGTAGCCATGTATAATTTCACAGTATCTTGGAGAGCAATCGCTTCATTCGCTGCGCTTGATTCTGAATCATTGAAATTACAGAAACCAGCATTGTCAAATTTATCAACACTACCTGTAATTACATGACCAACCACGTAAGCATAACGCTTCATCCATGATTGTCTTTTTTCTGTGAACTTAAACTGCGGGTCGTCTACTGGGGATTTTGCAAGACCTGACACCAAACGGAAGAATGGTGTTTGGTCGATTGCTAATTCTGCAAACCTTTCGGAGAAGTCATATCGTCTCCTGAGGTCACCAGTTGATAGACCAGACGCGGCAATAGCTTTACTGTTTTCGGAAAGTCCTGAGCTGGTAGCTAGTTTCAGAGGGGTATTCTGAGGATAACTTGTGTCAGCCATGTTATTTTCCTTTATGTGTGGGATAAACCCACGGTTTTATTAGCTATAATCCGATGTCGTTGATTCGCTCCCCTACGCCTAATAATTGGTCGAATACTTGGTCATCAAGAGAAGTCTCTTCTCGAACCTCGTTACCTACACTAGCAATACTCTGAGGAGTTCCTTGTCGGACCCTATCATATTGCTGGACTTGTTCTTGCCTAACATTATCGGCAATACTTTTGTCCCGGCTTTCACGGTTCTTTAGATAGTATACATCTTCAAGAGTCAATTTCTTCTGCTTTGCAAATTCTACAAGGTCATCATAGTCGCCATCTGTCAACTGATACTTAGCACGAAAATCCTGCTCATCAGCTAATTTCTGGTTTTGACGAGATTGCTCATCTGAAAACTGCCTGATTCTTTTCTGAACTACACCATCAACAGTTGCTTGAAATAATTTAGCACTATCAGAATTTGGGTCTGAAACTGCGTCATCATAATCAAACATAAAGTCTTCTCCTAAATTAAGTTCTTCCTTAAGGCTTTTAGGGGCTGAACCACCACCCTCAAAGTAGCCTCTCACATGAGAAACTAGATTGGGGTCTTCTTTCATCGCTTCAAGAACTGGTAAATATGGTTCTAACTCTTTTAAACGAGTGTTAAGTCGTTTTGCTTCACGAGAAGAATCACTATACCTTTTCTCAAGTTGGTCGTAATCGACCTCAGCGTTTTGAGGGTTCTCCTGAGGAGAAGTTGTCTCAACTTGCTGTTTTGGATGAGATTCCGAAGGCTCACTAAGAGCCGAACCCATGACCTGTCTATCAAGCTGGTCGAAAAAATCGTCCTGTTTTGTTATTTTCTGAGTATCAGTCTCAGGGGGCAGATTCTCTAAATCAACCTCTGCGTTGTCCTTTTTTATTGCTTCACTCATTATTTACTCCTTTTAATCTACGATTACCCTTTTTCTTTTGCAACTTGTTCTTTCTTAGCAGAACTAAGTTCCGTCTTCATGATATTCTGCACCAGTTTTTGCTGAGCAGTTGTCTCATTAACCGCTTTATTAATCTCAACATCAGCAGTTCTAACTTTATCTTTTATCCCTGCCTGAACTACTTGACGTTCAAGGGTCTGTATAGTTCCCTGTTGGTCTTTAACTGTTCCTTCAAGTTGTTGTATAGTATTTTGTAGTTGAGAATATAAAGACTTTCTTTGAAGTATTTGTTTTTTATTTCTTATATCAGTTTGTTGAATCATGGCAATATCATCAATAAGACCTGCTTCAAAAAACTTAAAATATTCGTCTTGTAAAGCCCATCTATTGACTGGTTGTGTAGAACCTGCAATAATCCTTACGTCAAATTTTGAACTAGCATAGTCATTCCATCTTTTTATTACTTGACCATAATCATTATAAACTGGGATATTTATCTCTACTTGACTAACCTCAGGCTCAGACATTCCTTCTTCTGGCTGAACAATTCTAAACACCCTATTAGAACTGTATACAATTTGAGCAACCTGCATAAAAACCTTACCTAAGCTCTCAAGAGCTGGTTCTACAACATTATTTGTCCACTGTCTAATTCTTCTAGTTCCGTATTCATCTAATGCTAACATACCTCTATAAGTTTCATGTTGGGGTTGCCCAACTCCCTGCATCTGACCTGTAACACCAGAAATATGTTCTAAGTCCTCTTTACCTTGTTGTGTTATAGTAAAAAATGCATTATTAATTGGCTGAGGATTTATTACTGTTGGAACTTCAAATCCTTGTCTAGTCTTCAACAATGCACCGGGGGCAGATGAATACTGCTCCCATTCATCCTCGTCAATAGAACCTTCTTGGTAAACAAACCTTAGATTAGAAGCGAGGTTAGCATTATGTAACATAACTTGATGGGATTTATTTAATTCTTGTTGTT